CACTTGCATCTCATCCAAGAGTTCGGGCACAAGTTGTCACGAAGCGGCCTTGAGATCGGATTGCGTCGCGCCGTCGTCCAGATCGAATCTTTGCAGCGGGAACTCCGAGAAGCGCGGGAGATAGCGCGGCGGTGGCATCCGTGGGTCGTGAAGCGGGCAACTCATGCACAAGATCGCGCCATCATCGCCTCATGGCCCAAGGAGGGCGCATGACCCCAGCACATGCGACGATGGAGCCGTGAGGGAACGACTCCAGGCGGTCAAGGATGGCCCGACAGGCATCAGCATCCGCGTGGTGCGGGAATACGACGTGCCGGCGCCTAAGCCATCAATCTGGGCCGGACGAATCACCGATAATGAATACACGTCAAGTGTCGTATTCGCAGAAACTTATCGCCAGTTCAACCGCGCCAAGCAGGGGAAAGAGTAGATGGCTGACGATCCACTCGCGCTAGATGTAGATGATCTGCGAGGCCACGCGCGTCCTGACGGTTATGGTTCAGTGGACTTCCGCTGCCGGCTGTGCGGTGCAGGTTACTCTGGATTCGACAACCATCCTCACTCCGAGTGCCCGACGTGGCTGAAGATTTACGCATGGAAGATCGTGAACCTTGCGCCGAAAACGCCGTGGGTCGTGTCTGACCCATTTGAGTATCACTGGTTCAAGCTAGATTAGGGCAATGCGGTCAAACGCCTGTTTGAAAGAGTAGAATAACGGCATGCCAAGAGGCGGTAAACGCGCAGGCGCCGGAATGCCAGTAGGCCATACGACCCGCAAGGTGGCCGTCAGACAAGCGGTAGAGTCTCAGGTTCTAGCGGAGGTCGCGCAGAAGGCTAAAGTCACCGCACAGGGCGTCCTCGCGGAGATTGCTCTGCTCTCAAATGTCAGCATCAAGGACTACGTGAACGCGGACGGGTCGTGGAAAGCGCTGTCGGAGCTCACCCGAGAGCAAGCGGCCTGCATCGCGTCGGTAGAATTGCTCAGGAAGAACGTCGAGGCCGGCGACGGGCATATCGACACTGTGCTGAAGTTCAAGCTGTGGGACAAGCTGAAGGCGCTGGAGATGCTCGCCAAGCACTTCAGCCTGCTCGTTGAGCGACTGGACATCAGTGGCACTGTAGAGATTAAGAATCAGCTCCGGGCACGGCTTGAAGGGGCGCGCAAGCGTTCGGTCGGGAAGTGAGAATACGCAAAATCCTTAGCAAATATGTCTAGTCGCCACAGGCTGAGTAACTCGCATGTCGACTGATCCTGAGCTTGAGTTAGCGGATTGGGTCGCCTCAACCTATGGCGACCCTCTGGCCTTCGTCCTCGGCGCCTACCCGTGGGGCGAACCTGGGCCTCTGGCTGACCATGACGGCCCCGACGAGTGGCAGCGCGCCCACCTGACATGGATCGGCCAGCAGGTCAAAGAACGTGGCTTTGACGGGCTGAACGCTGTGGTGCCGATTCGTGAGGCTGTATCTAGCGGCCACGGCATCGGTAAGTCGGTCGAGGTGGCATGGATTGTCGACTGGATCATGTCGACCCGGCCCGACTGTCAGGGCACCGTCACGGCCAACACGTTCACGCAGCTCCAGACAAAGACATGGGCGGCGATTCAGCGGTGGACGAAGCTGTGCATCACGGCCCATTGGTTCACGGTGAATACCGACCGGATGTATCACAAGGACTACAAGGAATCGTGGTTCTGTGCGCTCCAGTCGTCCAAGGAAGAGAACAGCGAAGCGTTTGCCGGCCAGCACGCGGCCAGCTCGACCAGCTTCTATATCTTCGATGAGGCGTCGGCTATCTCAGACAAGATTTTCGAGGTCGCAGAAGGCGGTCTGACGGACGGTGAGCCGATGATCTTCCTATTCGGCAACCCGACGCGCTCGAATGGTAAGTTCCACCGTGTCTGTTTCGGCTCAGAGCGCGGCCGGTGGCACAGCACGATTGTCGATAGCCGCACGTCCAGATTTACCAACAAGACACAGCTTCAAGAGTGGATCAGTGACTATGGCGAAGATTCTGACTTTGTGCGTGTCCGCGTGCGCGGGCTTGCTCCTCGTGCTTCTGATTCTCAGTTCATCGCGTCGGATTTGGTCTTTGCTGCTCAAGAGAGGCCAGTTATGGCGTTTACTGACGACCCCCTCGTGGCTGGCCTTGATGTGGCCCGAGGCGGCTCTGATCGTTGTGTTCTTCGCTTTCGTCGCGGCGCTGACGCTCGGTCTATTCCGTCGATTGTGATACCTGGCGAACAGGCCCGTGACTCCATGCGCCTTGTGACCGTGGCCGCTGACGTGCTGGGACGCGAATACGACGGCCGCAAGATCTCGATGCTGTTCATCGACGGCACAGGCATCGGTGGTCCTATCTGTGACCGTCTGCGCCAGATGGGGCATAAGAACGTCACGGAAGTGCAGTTCGGCTCAGAATCGCCTGACGCCACGCTGAAGCTTTCCAATATGCGGGCGTTCATGTGGTGGAAGATGCGGGAATGGCTGAGCCGTGGCGCGATCGATAAGTCATCGGTGCTGGAAACCGACCTTTGCGGCCCCGGCTACCATCACGACAAGTCAGACCGATTGGTGCTGGAATCTAAAGAGTCAATGAAGGCGCGTCAATTGTCATCGCCGGATGATGGCGACGCGCTGGCGTTGACGTTTGCTGCGCCAATCAAGATGAAGAAGGTTGACCCACTCGCCGCTGCCACGCAGCGCATCGCCTCTGGTCCCGGCGGTTGGATGGCCGGATGAGCCAGCCTTTCGCCCTCTGCGCTGAGGCCCACAATCCAGACGGCAACGTGTGGGCGGTGAAATGGCCGCTCGGTGACATTGACGACGGGCAAGATTGGCAGTTGGCGCCGGCTGTGACGGTGATCGCCGCCACTACGACGGCTTACCGTGGGCCTGATGCCCCGCAGCCGCGTTGGTTTCTCGTCGGCCATGCGTTCAACGTTGTGCGTGGTGAAGATGGATCCCTGACCATCCAAGGCGCGACGATATCTTGACACTAGGCGTCAAACGGTTGACAATCAGTCCCACGCATGGCTGACCGTCTCCGCGTCCTTGATGCCGTCTGCGCCGACTGTCAGCGCATTGTCGACCGTTTCAACGACAACGATTGGCCGTCTGACACACTCGCAATACGTAAAGCCGCCATCGGCGCGATGGGCCTGGTGCCCTTCCACTACGAAACCGACAAAGCTCTCAAGCCCGTCACTGGGCACAAGCCAGGGTGCGCGAATGCGTGACAAGTTCGCTGATACCCGTCTGCCTGACCTGCCGATTGCCGGCTATGCCACGACCAAAGAGAAGGAATTGACCGATGCGGTCATGTTCTTCCTGCGCGGTGCTGAGCGGGACCGCCTGTTTCTCTTGTCGCTGGTCTGCGACGGCCCTGAGAAGTTCCGGCGTGTGACGCTGAAAGCGTGGAGCTATCTACGTGTGGATGGCGAACTGGTCAACGCGGTGTATGGGTATCTCGTGCTGTTGGCCGGCGCAAATCCTGAGATTCAGCGTGACCAATTGCTCCGCTTAAAGGAAATGACGCCTGTGCGTCGGATTCGGCACATCACCGGCATGGAACGGGCGCATTAGTGGCTGACGACAACGAGCAAGACGACCTCGACCCGACCGCAGAGCCCATCGTCGCTGAAGGTCTACGTCGGTTCAAGATTTGCGCGGAAGCAGAATCTGATCAGCGGAAGTCGGTGTTGCTAGCGAAGAAGTTCCGCGCCCTCGACCAATGGGATTCTGACGTCCGAGAGCAGCGCGAAGGCGCATCAGCCCTACAAGGCGTCGCGGCACAGCCCAAGCGCCCATGCCTCACGATCGACCGCATCAGCCAGCCCGTGCGCCAAGTCTCCAATTCCATCAAGAATGCCAACATCACGGCGACCGTGACGCCGAATGGCGGTGGGGCGACAAAAGAACACGCCGAAATTCTGAAGGACTGGATGCGCCGTGTCCAGAATGACGCCCGGGGTGAAGCGCCGGTCGAATGGGCGGCTGACGGAGCGGCTGAGGGCGGTATCGGATGGTTCGGCCTGCGGACAGATTTCGTGCAGGACGCGATTGATGAGGCCGTCTTCGACCAAGACGCCCAGCTATATCGCATTGCCAACAACCTGACGATCTACTGTGACCCGTCGTGCTTGCACCCGACACGTCGCACGGCGCGGTTCATGTTCGCGGTGGAGGATTTGCCACGGTCGGAATA